ATCTATTGGTTCTAGTCGTAATACATACCCTAGAAACAAGCATAAACGTAAACAATATAAAAAATACAGAGGACAAGGCAGATAAATGGCTACACAAAAAGAAATAGCAGAATATTTAGATTTATCCAGACCTTATGTGTCAACTCTAGTCAAAAATGGTGTCTTGCCACAAGCAAAAGGCAAAGAAGGTATGAATAAAGATCATTGTCGTATTGCTTATATAAATTACTTGCGATCTAAAGCTAGAATGCACTTAAAAACATCTACAGGTGACATCAGCGAAGAAAAACTTAGATTAGTAAAGAATCAAGCAGATCATAAACAATTAGAAGTAGCAGAATTGTCAGGTAAGTTGATAGATACTGATGATGTTATTGATCTTTGGCAAGATATGATTGCCAATTGCAGATCAAAATTATTAAATATAGCTGCAAAAGTTACCCATCAAGTTATAGGAATGACTGAATATGGTGAAGTAGAGGATTTGATAAACGATGAAATACACGAAGCACTAAATGAACTTGCAAAAGAACCCATACCAGAAACAACTGAAATCAATCTGGAACAAGTCGATAGCGACATTCAAAGCACCAGAGAAGCTAAAGGTTAGTGAATGGTCAGACAAATATAGAGTTCTGACTAGCGAATCTTCTGCTGAAGCTGGTCAATGGAAAACCAGCAGAGCAGAATACCAAAGAGGAATGATGGATGCGGTCAATGATCGCAGATTAGAACGTATTGTTATTATGAGTTCTTCTCAAGTCGGCAAGACTGAGATGATTAATAATATTATTGGTTATCACATTGCCCATGATCCAGCACCAATGCTTGTAGTCATGCCAACTTTAGAAATGGCAAGATCATGGAGTACCCAAAGATTCTCAAAAATGATTACTGCTTCTGAATCTTTGAAAGGTAAGATCAAAGATTCTAAGTCAAGAGATTCAGGTAACACAATATTATCTAAATCTTTTGCTGGTGGTTTCGTTGTAATGACAGGATCAAACTCACCAGCTTCGTTAGCATCCAGACCATGTAGGATTGTTTTACTTGATGAGGTTGATAGATACGAAACTACAACTGAAGGTGACGCTGTATCACTTGCAACTAAAAGAACTGCTACTTTTGCAAATCGTAAAATCATAATGACATCAACGCCAACTATTGATGGTGCATCAAGAATACAAGATGCTTGGGAAGAATCAGATAAAAGATATTTCAATGTGCCTTGTCCGCATTGCAAAGAAAAACAAAAATTAGAATGGGCGAATGTAAAATGGGATGATGCGAAAGATGCACACATGGTTTGTATACATTGCGGATCAGTCATAGAAGAAAAAGATAAAATCTGGATGATCAGAAATGGTGAATGGATTGCAGAAGAAGAAACTTACAAGACTGCTGGTTTCCATCTCAACGAACTTTATTCAGTTTGGCGATCTTGGTCAGAAGTTGTTGAGTCATTTTTAAATGCAAAAGAACATCCAGATCAGCTAAGAGTTTTTGTAAATACTTCACTCGGTCAGGTTTGGCAATCTGACGCTGAAGAAATAGAAAGCGATTCGTTACTCAATCGCAGAGAAAACTACGATGCACAATCTATTCCTGAACCAGTTGTGTTACTAACTTGCGGTATCGATGTGCAGTCAGATCGTATTGAATTACAAGTTGTCGGCTGGTCGGCAGAAAATCAAATGTATGTTGTTGATTATCAAATTATGTTTGGTGATCCTAACCAATTACAAGTTTGGAATGAACTAGATGAATATTTGAAATCGTCATTCAAAACAGAAGATGGCAGAACCATAAAAATATCTATCACTTGTATTGACTCAGGTTATGCAACTCAAAATGTTTATGCTTTTTGTAAGCAACGTCAGGGCAGAAGAATCTTTGCAATCAAAGGGCAGAGTCAACATGGAAAACCTATAGCAAACAGACCAACACAATCAGGTAAACAAAGAGTGCAACTTTTCCCAGTAGGTACAGATTCCGCAAAAGACACTTTATTTTCATGGCTCAATATTGACGAAGTAAAATCTGGTTATATTCATTTTCCAGCCGATGTTGATGAAGAATATTTTCGACAACTAACAGCAGAGAAAAGAATCATCAAATATTATAAAGGACAAAAGAGAATGGAATGGAAACAAATCAGAGAAAGAAATGAAGTCTTAGATACTTGGGTTTATAACATAGCTGGTTTTTATATCTTAAATCCAGATTTAGAAAGTTTAAAAAACAAAGCTACAGATCAAAAACCAATACAAAGAAAAAGAAGAACTAATAGAAACAGAAGAAATCCAAACTGGGTTAATTCTTGGAGATAATATTTATTTAAAAGATTTATTGCTTTTTGATTTATAATAGTCATTAAAAATCTATTTCTTATGGCAA